GCCATAATAAATAACCCCTTTATCGCAACCTGTGGGAACAGTATTCAGGCACCGCAGCGGTGTTCTGATATAGCAATGATAAAGAAGAAAGGCCCCTTTCGGGGCCTAACTACTTATTTCTTTTTATCGATATTAGACGATTTTCTTTTTCTTCTTCTTCTTTAGCGCCTTAAAATCTGCGCCAGTAATTTTATCAGCAGGTTTTGCAGCGTTAGCAATCTTCATCTGCTTAGGGGTTAGTGACTTCTTCATTACTTACCTTTCTGGCAAGTGGAACACTTGCACTTGCAGTTCTTCATGGTGCACTTAAGAGCCATTATTTTTTGTCTTTCTTCTTATCAGTCTTTTTCTTAGCATACTTCTTATTAGCAGCAGCCAGAGTCTTCTCACCGTGCTTATCTTTTGGCCTCATACAGCCACAGGTAGCACACATTATTTACCCTTTGGTTTTGGCTTTGCTTTTGGACCTTTACCAAATCCTGGTTGACCTTTTTTCTTACCGCATCCGCATGTTGCACACATGGTCTTTCTCCTGTCTATCTATATTTTGCTGCTTTTGCAGCAATCTTTTTTGGTTGTTTTACAAACTGCTTACCAGCCTTATTGCCTTTTGCTTTGGCACGATTGGTAGCAGCCTTCTCTGAAGGAGAAAGAGAGTCCCACGCCTTATCTGGCAGGTAACGCTTCTTGCCTTTAGATTCTGACCCATCAGATGTGCGCCACTTTTGTTGCGACCACTTCTTCAAGGACTGCTGTGATTTTGCAAGGGCCATTCTAGTTCTTGTACCCTCCGCCTGACTTCTTGTACTCAGATGCAAGTAACTGTGCCTTGCGGGCGCTCCATTCCCCTGGGTCTCCGCCTTTAGTGCCAGCCTTAATCTTTTTAAATAGAGCCTTACGCTTTCCTGGCTTTGTATAGTTTCCAGCCTCATTAACTTTAGACTTTGGTTTCTTAGCAGCCATTATTTTGCCTTCTCCTTCTTACGTGTCTTAACTTTACCAGCAGGAACACAATTGGGGACTTTTTTTCCGTTCTTCATTTTAAAACCTTTTTGAACGTAGCCATCCCAACACGGTCCTTGCTTTGCCATTATCTTCCTTGACTTCTGTGAGGATTGTTTTTGTGCCAACTCTTTACTGCTTTGACACCCTGCTTAACTGTTTTAGATCCACCTTTTTTGGTTAGGTTTATCTTATCCCACTTCCCTTGATTTCCAGCGTGATCTACAATTACGTCGCCTTTTTTATTCTTCTTAACAACGTGCTCAGTACCGCCAGCCTTTAAAGTCTTTGGTTTCTCGTCTTTCTTCTTATCTGCCATCAGGTCACCGATTTCTTGTGTTTGTAACGGATAGGGGCTCTAGGTCTTCTTACTATGCCGCCCTTCTTTCTCTTTAACTTTGCGCCACCAGACTCGTACTTGCTCTCAGTAACATTTGTTTGAATATTTTTCTGTGGCTGCTTACCAGCCCTTGCGCCAATTCCTCTACGTTTCCTTGGCATTACTTACTCTTTTTCTTCTTTGACATTCCCGCTTCGCTCATTGCAATTGCAACCGCCTGCTTCTTTGATTTAACAACTGGGCCTTTACCAGGACCCTTCTTACCGCTATGAAGTTTGCCTGCTTTATACTCCTTCATAACCTTTTCTACTTTACCCTTAGCCTTTTTAGTTGCCATTATCTTCCTCTTCTACTTGGTCACCTAATTCTACTCTATCAAACTCAAAGAGGGACGGGTCTAATAACTCCTCAAAGTTTCCCACAGTTAACTTGCGTAGGTTTGGAACTGAGGATCGTTGACTAACTCCTCCTGGCTTACTAGGTTACAGTCAATGGTTACTACTGAGTAACGTTCGGCATATCTTCCACGAGGCAAGACTCTAGTAGGCACAAATACTTCATCTTGAAATACAACACGATCTTTAATGTGTTTATTTGGATCAGTAATCATTGCGGGTAGTAATCGATTTATATCTGCCACAGATACAACAAGGCGGAGAGTATCTACTACGTAGAATCCTCGTTCATTCATTACGTTTGTACCACGCATTAATTGCGCTAAAATTACGGGCAGATCAAAAGGCTCATTCCATCTACGACCTTTAGCAGGATCTTGATTTGATACATCATAAATTGGATCTACATAATTTGCGTAGTCTGCAGCAAGGGCTGCATCATCCCAAGTCCACCAGTCAACAATAGTTCCAACAGGGTCACGAAGTTCGTCAACCATGCCTTCATCCATAGAGAGGGTTTCAAACCCTATTTTAAATCGACCTTGAACCTTAGAACCACGCACAATACCTACCGTCTTTCATTATAAGTAGATAAAACTTATTAAAGAATTATTTACAGTAATTTACTCAACTACTGGAATATCCTCTGGGTAAGGAGAGTTTCCTGGAGGAAATAAATCTGGTCTTTCCTCTATGTTTATCCAACTTAATTCAGGTTCATGCCAAGTATATTTCCATATTTGTTCTTTCTGTTCTTCTGTTAGAGGAACAGGACAGAGCCAAGAGCAGTCTTCTTCGTTAAAGAGCCAAGAATCAAATGGTTTTGGAGATATAAAAGCACCATCTGTTCCTTTAGTTGGGTCAAAGGTGTAGCCAATACCAGCGTAGTTATACCTAAAAGGAGTTCCACCAAAACGATGAGTATTTACTATAGTGTTGTAAGATGTACGAACAGCAGTGTATCCAGTTTCTTGACTGTAATATGCTTCCCAATCAGATATTCCATCTACTGTTTCGGTTTCGTCACGACCAACTATGACGTTTACTACAACATTGTTGACGTCTAAGAGTGCGTAGTGTGCCATTATATTGTTATCGTTCCTGAGCCAGCGGTGAATGTATACACTTTATAACCCGAAGGTGTTGTTTTAGTATAAGTTAATCCACCAGGAATAGTTGTAATATCAGCAACAAAATCTGGATAACGAAGTATAACTATACCGCTGCCGCCGTTGCCACCTGCACCAGTATATCTTCCCACCGCACCGCCACCACCTGTATTTACCGTACCTGCTTGGCCTGATGAACTACCTCCACCATTACCACCACCGTACATTCCTCCACCACCGAATCCATATCCAGTCATGCCAGCGCCTCCGCCTGCTCTTCCAGTTCCTGAAGAACTGTTACCGCCGCCACCATTGCCACCTTGAAAATAATAATCTGGACCTGGACCATTAAAGAATCCACCACTGCCACCTTGATTTCCTTGACCCGCAGTTCCAAGCGCACCAGGCCTAGTAAAGTTTAAAGCAGTTTGCGGGCCACCTGCGCCACCACCTGATCCACCAACACTTCCACTGTAATCGGGTGCGTTTCTAGCACCTCCCCCTCTTCCTCCTCCAACACTAGTTATGTTTCCAAAAGTGCTACCGCCACCACTAGATGAATTATTATACGGATCGTTGTGGAAACCTCCACCACCGCCACCGCCGATACTTATTGCATATGTATTTCCTGCTAGTGCTGTAATTGTTGACTCAAGGGCACTACCTGCTCCACTACTTTGAGTTGCAAATGAGGAACGGTATCCACCGCCACCGCCACCGCCAGAAGCATTTCCACCTGTTGCCGCATGGCCACCGCCACCGCCTGCAACAACTATGTACTCAATTGGGAATGAGGCATCTGGTGTTGCTGAGGCTGATGCGGAAGATTCATTACCAACAATTGAACGGTTATTAGTTCCTTTAACAGTAAAGGTGTACGCTGTTCCAGGAGTAAGACCATTAACAGTAATAGGTGAAGATGCACCAGTTGCAGTTGCACCACCAGGACTTGCTGTTACTGTATAAAGAGTTGCTGGGCTACCTGTAGTTTTTGCAGTAAACGCAACCGTAACTAGGTAACCTCCAGCAGTAACGCTGCTAATTGTTGGTGGATCGACGACGTCTTGCACCTGTGATGTATCAGCCATCACTTTAGAGTATCGAGTATTGTTAAAAAGACTTGAAGTACTTATCTTCTTAATTGCCACTAGGAGATCTCACTTCCGAACGCATTAAAGGATAAATCTGCAGAGGAAGCATACACACGAATGGCTGCTCCTGCTTCTAAAGTAATTCCTAAAGTTAAAGTAATTGTGTCTAACGCACCAACAGTGGCTCCATAAACAATGTAGTTTTTAGCAACGGTAGTTGACTCACCTGTTTTTCTTACAGCAATTCTGTAAGTTTGAGCACTGCTGCCGTTTTGATTACACACTGTAATTGTTGAAACTACAGCCTCAACATCAGTAGCCGTGTATAGGGTGCTTTCAGTTGTTGCCGATGGGGCTAACTGTGCTAGAACTTTATATGCTGTTGCCATGTGACTCCTTAAAGTAATATACGAGTAAGGTATCTAATTACTTCCTACTTGTACTGGTAAACAGGTAAAGGTTAATTGGTACAGGCAGGTTATGTGGGCTAAAGTGTCCCTATGAATTTGGTGCAAAAATCCGTTTCTCAAGGGGGCAAATTAGTACCTCTAATCTTACCCCACCCCACCGCCTCTGGTATGGGCTTAATGAACCCCTCTATTTTTGTTGATAATGATGGGGATATTCTTGTAAATATTCGTCACGTAAACTACACCTTATACCACTCTGAAAAAGATCAAAGATTTTTTAGTCCTTGGGGACCACTCTCCTATCTACATCCTGAAAAAGATCAACGGCTAGTTACGACCAATTACCTAGGTCGTCTTGATAAAGATTATAATTTAATTAATTTTACTGCAGTCGATTACTCTAAGTTTAATGTTCCACCTATCTGGGAGTTTGTTGGAGAAGAAGACGTTCGCATAACTCAGTGGGATGGTAACTACTACCTAATCGGGGTACGGCGTGATACCACGCCCAATGGGCAAGGTCGCATGGAGTATTCTAAAATAGAATTAGATAAAACAAACTGGACAGCCAAGGAAGTTCAACGAGTTCGTATTCCACCTCCCGTTGATGTTAACTCTTACTGTGAAAAGAATTGGATGCCGATTCTTGATAAGCCTTATCATTTTGTTAAGTGGGCTATGCCTACCGAAATTGTTTGGGCTAATCCTGATAAAGCAGAGTGTAAGCAGGTACTAGTAAAACAAACTCCTCCGATCTCTCCTGATCAACGTGGTGGTACTAACGTAATTGCTTGGGGCGATTACTATATTGCTTTTACTCATGAAGTAAAATTATGGAAAAATTATTTAAATCAAAAAGACTCTATCTACAGACATCGAATGATTGTATGGGACAAAGAATTTAACTTTGTTGGACTTACATCTCCTTTCTCATTTTTAGATACACCAATTGAATTTTGCGTTGGCGCAGCGGTTATAAAGAAGAACCTAGTATTAACTTTTGGCGTTCAAGATAACTGTGCCTTTGTTCTTGAGGTCCCTAAGAAGGTTGTCAACGAAATGATTACGGAGGCCATGTCTTATGGAGATTAAAAAGTTAACTTTAAAACTGGCTGAAAATCCACAGGATGTAGAGAACAACTTTAATCTCGCTGCTGCATATGAGCATCAGTTGCAGTATGCATCAGCGGCAGGGTTCTACTTAAGAGCGGCCGAGTATGGATACAAGACGCACCCACTAATTACATACGCCTCTCTGCTAAAGATGGCTTTATGTTTTAGTGCTCAAGGAGAAAGAAACCGAACTGTTTATAACAACATCATGCAGGCTGTTGCATACTTACCAAATAGACCAGAGGCATACTTCTTACTGGCTAGAATTAAAGAGCGAAACAAGGAGTATCAAGAGTGCTATACCTTTGCAGAGTTAGGTTTGCTCTTTGCAACTCACGCCTACAATCAACCGTTACCTGGGTATGTAGAGTACAACGGAACTTACTCCCTGCTGTTTGAGAAGGCTGTTGCTGGTTGGTGGATTGGACGAAGAACAGAAAGTTACGATTTATTCAACCACCTACTAGATGAGTATGAGATGTCTCAAGAGTATGTAAACAGTTGCCTTAATAACTTAAAGTTGTTTCTCTAATGTTTCCTAATTGGTTTAAGGATGTAGAGAAGTATTTTAGACATGTGCCAAGTGTTCCACTTCGTGCACTGCAGATCGGCACCTACACAGGCGATGCGACTGAGTGGTTACTAAATAATCGAGAGATTGAATATCTAGATGATGTAGATACCTGGGAGGGCAGTGAAGAAGTCGCCCATGAGTCTTTGGATTTTTCTTCAGTAGAGGCTTACTACGATTCAAGATTTCCAAAGGATGGAAGAATCCTAAAACATAAGATGACCAGCGATGAGTTCTTTTTAAAAGGCGCTAGTTCATATAACTTTATATACATAGATGGGGATCACACCGCTCTGCAGACCGCTATAGATGGCTTGAATGGCTTTAGGCACCTGGAATCAGGTGGGGTGATGGCATTTGATGACTACCTCTGGAATTACGGCGGTAAGGAGTATCTAGAGCCTAAGAGGGGCGTTGATTGCTTTCTTAACGTATGTAGGGGTGAGTATACGATCATTGAGTCTGGCTACCAGGTATGGATTGAGAAGTGTTAGATAATGCCTGCTTTGAAGTCTTTCATACTGATACTGGAAATAAACTAAGGAACAAATCTTACGAGGGCATTTTAAAATCTATGTCATTCTTGCCTCGTCTTGGTTCTGAGACCGTGTATTTAAATACAGCCGAAAAAGCAACAGAGTTCTTAAGTAAGAGACCTGAGTTTAAAGTAAACACTGTTACCGACTTCTGTAAGCCAGGAGAGACTTTCCCACCAAGTTCTGGAGTCATAGGAGTTTGGGCAAGTAATTACTTGGCGTATAAAAAGTTTTTAGAGTCTAAATACGACACACTAATTATTTTTGAAGATGACATAGTAGTAAGTAGGAACTTTAAAAATATTGCAAGTATTTATATGAGTGAACTTATGCCTGTATGGGATTTCTTTTCATTTTTTGTTCCCGATGACTCATTGTTTGCATACAATCATGCAGAACACGATGCCTATCAAGAGTTTATTTGCTTTTCATATCAACAGTGGTCGTGTGCAGGATATGCTGTAAGCAGACGTGGTGCAGAAAAAGCAATAAAGGATGTTGAATCTAAAGGAATTAATTGCCCTATAGATTGGTATATTTTTAACTTTAGAATGAAACAAGAAGAAAACCAAATAAAGTTTAATACGTTTACGGTAAAACCGCAGATATATAAACCTATAAAGTTTTTACAAGAAGCAGCGCAGTACAGCCAGATACATAACGGTAGTACAGAACTACTTTAGTTACATTCCACCTAGCATTAAAACATCTGCTACTGCTGCAGTTCCTGATGGAGAAGTTCCTGCCACACCTTGGCTACCTAGAGTTCCTTGAGAACCTACAGTTCCTTGAGCACCCTCAGTTCCCTGTGTGCCTGCACCTGTAGTGCCT